CCTCCGGCCAGCTTGACGCCGACGGCCGCCAGCAGGCCGATAACGGCCGCGCCTGCCGCGATGTTGGCCGGGAAGGGCAGCGACGCCAGGGTCTTTGCGAATGCGGCCACGCCGGAGGCCGTAGCCTTCGCGCCGTCGGCTGCGACGTTCGGGCCCACGCTGGCCACGTTGGCGGCGGTCTCGGTCGCAATGGCCGAAACTTTGGCCGTGGTCTCGACTTCGGTAAAGAGCAATTTCTTGGCCAGGTTGCCCGCTGCCTGAGCCAGCTCGAAGGCGCGGAAGGCGCGCTCAGTAGTCTCGAGCAGCTTATAGCCTTTGCTGCCTTCCTTGAAAAAGCCCTTCGCGGCCCCGGCCATCGTGGCGTAGGAGTCAACGCGCGACTTCTCGAGCTTGTCGTCGATTTTGGCGATAGCCTTCGCCGTGCGCTCCTCGTCGCCCGCGTACTTGAGGCGCGCTTTCGCGCGTTCCTTGTCGGCGGCGTCTTGCTTCTCGAGGTAGTCTTGCAGCGCATTCGTTAGCTGCGCCAGGCTGTTACCGGCCTCACCAAATGCGTTGCGCAGCGCGTCGCCGAACGACTCTACCTTGTCCGTGTTAAAGAGCTGGTCGAGGTCGTCTTTGCGGTTGGCCAGGTTGAGCAGCTTCTCCTGCTGCACGATGAGCGCCTGCACTTGCGCGATTTCCTCGGCGCTGCCCTCGTTGGCCTCGAGCGTCGCTTGCTTGGCTTGCAGTTTGGCGATGTTGTACCGCGTGACGGCCGCCGCTCCCATGCCGTAGGTATCGATTTCCTTTTGCAGTTGGAGCACAGACTGCGCGCCCGCTTGGAGCTCCTGCACCATTGCGTCGACGTGGGCTTTGCGGGCTTCCTCGTCACGCTTGCGCAGCTCGAGCGCCTCCTCGGCGGCTTGCTTCTCCGTGATGAATGCGAGCGCCAACTCGAGGATGCGCTTACGCTGCTCCATGAGCGGAGCCTCGCGGGCTTTCTGTGCGGCCGCGAGCAGGTACTCCTGCTTTTCCGCGAGCTTCGAGCTCTCGGCTAGCGTGGTCGACGCATCGGTCGCGGCGGCGTAGGCGGCCTGCTGCTGCTCGCCCTCGCGCTGCAATGTCTTGATGTAGTCGTCGGCCTCTTTCTTGCGCTGTTTGAAGTCGGCGGCCGCGCCCTTGCCCGCCTTGTCGGCGAACGACTTGCGGATACGCTTCTCGATATCCGGGGTAAAGGCGTCGCCGAGCTCTTTTTTGGCATCTCGAATTTCCTTGGCCAGCTTCTCGGCCTCCGACAGATAGGTCTCGTGCTTATCGAGCCAGGCCTGCACTTTGTCGCCGTTCTGCGCCGCTTGCAGCTTCTCTTGTTCCTTGCGATAGGCCTCGAGCGCGATAGTCGCCTCGTTGTACTGGCCGCCCAGCACGCGCAGAATTTCCGTACGGGTCGTGTCGGTCAGGTTCGCATCCTTGGCCACGCGGTTGATTTCGGTCAGGATATCCGCCGCATGCTGCTCGAATTGGTTGCTGCCCCCGGCCACAGTTGGCGCGATGGCCATCAGGCGGTTGCGTTCCTTGAGCTTGTCGATTTGCTCGTTGAGCGCCTTCATAATGTCGACGTGCTTCTCGGCGAGCGTGGCCTCGGCTTTGGTCTCTGCCTCGCTGGCCTTGTTACCCCAAAGCTGCCAGGCGGTTACGCCGATACCGAGCAGCGTCGTAATGATGCCGATAGGGCCGCCCAGGAAGCCCAGGGCGCGTGAGGCCAGCGTGCCAGCACCAGCAGCCGCGCCCGCAGCAGCGGTTTGCGCGCGCAGGGCCGCCGTATGCGCGGCGGATGCCTCGGCGGCGCGGATTTGGGCCGGGATAAGGGCGTTGGTCGTCAAGGCGAGCTGCACGTCGCCCTCGGCGGCCAGCGTGGCGGCGCGGGCCTCGGCGAGTCGCGCTTGCGTGGCGGCCACGGTTGCGGCGGTCGACTCGACCTCGGCAGTAGCGGCGGCAACACTGGCGGCGGCCTGCGCGCGGGTAGCGGCGGCTGCGGCGCTCGATGCGGCGGCGGCTTTGTAAAGGTCGGTCGCCAGGCCGACGAGGAAGCGTGCGCCCGCTGCCGCCGACAGGCCTTTGACGGAGGCGAGCAGAACGTCGATGTTATCGGCCAGGAACGATACGCCCTCGGCGACATTGTGCGAAAGCTGGTTCTGCTGGTCGAGCACGCCGATTGCGCGCAGGGCGGCATTTTCGAGCGTGGTAAAGGCCTGCGCGACGGTCTTAGGCATTTTCTCAAACTCGGCGTCGATGGCTTTCGACTGGTTGAGCAGCGCGTTAAAGACGACGTCGGCGGTCAGCTTGCCTTGCTCGGCGAGCTTTTTCAGGTCGCCCACGGTGCGGCCCATGCCCTCGGCAATGGCTTGCGCGAGGCGCGGGGTCTGCTCGAGGACGGAATTGAGCTCCTCGCCGCCGAGGCGGTTCGAGGCGAAGGCCTGGCCGAGTTGCAGCAGCGCGGCGGCCTGCGCCTGCGCCGATGCGCCGGAGATAATGCCTGCCTTGTTGATGGCCTCCGTGACCTTGAGGCGGGCCGCGTCGGTCGTGGCGAGCTCCGAGGTCGTGCGCTTGATGCGCGTATAGAGGTCGACCGTGCCCTCGAGCTGCGAGCGCGTGCGCTGCGCTACGTTAAACAGGTCTTGCTGCGCCTGCACGAGCTCGCGCGTGCTGGTAGTGACCAGGCGTAGGCGGCCCTCGATGTTGTTCCAAGTGTCGGCGTATTTGATGAGCTCGGCCACGGCTAGGGCGGCCGCGAGTTGCTTCATGCTCGAGGCGAGGCGCTGCTGCGTGGCGTTGAGCTGGGTCGTTGTCTGGTCGGTGCGGCGCGCGGTACGCTCGAAGTTATCGAGCGCCCGGTCGCCTTGTTGAATCTGCCGCGCGTCAACATTGACGCCTAGGGTTGCGATATCCAAACTCATTTTTTCGTTTTCCCTTTGTTGGTGCGCGCGGCTGCTGCGGCGTGCAGCGCTGACCGCAATTGCTTGGCCAATGCTTTTTCTTGCTCTACTGTCTTGCGTGCTGCGAATGGCGGCGGGCAGTTCTCGGCGCGTGAGTCCATGCGTTGCGCGTAGTACGCCCTCGACATTTGCATCAAGGTCGTCGACACGAACTCGTCGACATAATTGCCTGTCCTACTTGCCCACGCGTCGAGCTCGCGCCAAGAGAGCGGCTTGTCGCCCTCGGTCGGCCCGGCTTCCATGAGCCACTCGACCAACTCCTCGCAGGGCGACACGTCGGGGAGATTGAGCAACGACGACTCGGGCTCTACTTCCTTCAACCATTCGCCCCGCGTGGCCTTACGCTTGCCCGGCGCAGTGTGCAGCCAGGCAAGGTGCCGCACGTGCAGGATTAGGCGGTCGTTTTGCTCTTGTAGGAGTTTCCCACGTCGCCCTGTGCTTCCTCGATCTGCTCTTTGTACGCGACCATTTCGACGTCGCTGTAGAACTCGCGGAAGGTGTCGACGCCGGAGGTCGAGCCGTTGTAATCCATGTTGACAAACTCGGCGGTAGTCTGCGCCAGCAGCTCGACCGCGTTCTCACGCAGGGTCTCGCCGGTCAGGCCTTTTTTGCCGCGCTTGATGTTCTCGGTGGTGATCGCGCTTTGCGCGTTGCGGTACTGGATGGAACCCGGGGAATACATATTCACGCCGACAGGTTTCGACAGGTCGGGTTTGCCTTCGTCGTCGGTCAGGTACAGTTTTGCGTCGGTGTCAGGGTTGCGCAGGTGTACGAAAATGCGGGCGACGGCGGCGACGGCTTTGATATTGAAGGTCATTTTATAAGACTCCGATTAAGGTTAAGAGGTACTGCCCGGCCGAGTATACATGAAAAAGGGAGAGCCGCAGCTCTCCCTCGGGTACCGGCCACGGGGCCAGATTACGGCGCTTCGACGGTAACGATATCGGTGTTGATTTCGAGGCCAATCGTGCAAGCGGTGATCTGGTCGGCGTTGCCGATACCGCGTTTGTACGAAGTGACCAGGCCGTCGAAATACTCCTCGGTGCCGTCCTGATACTCGACCTTGAAGGCCTGATTGTCGTAGCTGTTCAGGCCGACCAACACTTTTTGGTGGCCCGCGTCGCCGCGCACCATTGCCGCATTCAGAGCCAGGCCGCCGTTATTGCGCGAACCCTTTTTCTTTTCGGCGACGCCGGTATCGAGCGGCAAGTGCGTAATAACGGTGTACTCCGGGCCAAACTCTGGAATATCCGTTACCTGGCCAATCTTGGTAAAGGCCAGGGCTTCATAGCCCGCTTGGTCGTGGGTTACGGGCAGGCTGTTCGAAATGTAAATCTTCGAACCCGCCGAGGTAAAAGCTTCGGTTGCTGCTGCCATGGTGATTGCTCCTTTTTATGGCTGGTTGAGGGGATTACGCCACGCCGATAATGGCGATGGTGTAGTCGACTGCGGTACCCGCGCCGCCGTTGGCGATTTGCAGAATGTCGCCAGTAGCCGGGGTAACGGTAAAGCCCGCAGCCGGGGCCGACAGCACCAGCACGCCGCCAGGCGGTACCTTTACTTTGTCGGTCGGGTCGCCGAACGGCGTAGCGAATCCGTTCGAGGCCGCGCCGCCGACTACCACGTCGTTGACGTTGGTTGCTTCGGCCACGATGACCAGGGCTTTAACCTTCGTCAGCAGGATGGAAGCGCCGAGGGCGTTCGTCAGCACGCCGGACAGGTCGATAGGGTCGGTACCGCTTGCCGCGATGTTGCGCTTATCGATAAAGGCCTGATTGGCCTGGCCGCTGGCGGTGCCGTTATCGAACGACAGCGACTTACCCGCGCGCAGGGGCGCAGATACGCTGCCGCCGTCGACCGTATTCGCCAGCGTGGCCGCCAGCGTGACGGCCAGGGAACTTTGCAGAGTGGACATAGGAGCTCCTTAAAAAATGGTTTCGTATCGGATTGAGACAGGCACGACGTACGGCGAGATAGAGATAGGATCGGCTACCGAGGCGCGGCCCCGGATGCGAACCTTGACGCCGTCGCCCTGCAATACCAGCCCGGGCGGGAAATAGTCTTGCAGGGCTTTAGCATAAGTCTCAATCTTAAACGTGCCGTCGCCGGAAGGATAGCACAGGGAGACCTGCAAATAACCCCGGTGCAAGCTGTTGAGCTCCTCGAGGCCGATGCTCTGCGGCGGCGAGCGCAGCAGGAATGCCTTTTGATGCGGCGCGTTCGGGTCGAAGCCTTGCGGCGGCTCTTTGTTCTGCCATACCGTCGGCAGGCGGTCGGGCATGGCGTTCAAGCGGGCCTCGAGGGCCTGGCGGATAGCGTTCTCGCTCATGGGAGCTCTCTTACTGCGCGGTCTACGAACCGGCTAAATTCGAGGATGGTCACGCGCACCATGCCCTCGGGGGCTTGTTTCGAGTGCCCCTCGTACTCGAGAGGGCGGATATAGGGCACGCTGTTTGTGATGTAGTGCGCGGCCGCAGCGTCGCCAGCAGCCACGCCTGCGGCGATGCGGCGCACGGAGGCCTGCCCGCTCGCGTCGACGCCGCCCGGCTCGCGGGTCTCCGGCGCTCCTTTGGCGTACTGCCAGGCTCCGCGAGCGCGCCCGCCGACGTAGCCCTCGGGCGCGGGATGGGCCCAGCGCGTCGGGTCGCCGACCGGCGTTTTAAGCGCCATGCTGGTTCCGACGTCGAGCACGACCTTGCGCACCACGGCGCGGCCGTTGCCCTTCGCCTTTGCGACGAACTTCGATATGTCGAGGGAGAACGAGCTCGCGGCCGCCATCGTCAAATCTCCGGCGGCGTATAGCGGCGCAAGGCCTGGCCCGGGATGCCCGCGCCATCGGCTCGAGCGCCTGCGGTATAGACGCCCTGGCCGATGGCCCGCGCGGTCACGGGGCGGCGGCTGGCGCACTCGACACGAGAGCAGCCGTCGACCGGCGGGCGGCCGCACGTGGCGCAGAGGGTCGGCTGTTTATCGGTCATGGTCGGCGCACTTGAATGTCGTACAGCACGGGCACGCCCGCCGGGTTGATCGGCTTCGGGTTTTTGATGACGTAGCGGTCGCCGTCGGGGCCGATGAGCGGCGCGTCGACCGGAAGCATATCGGGCGTAATCGTGACGCCGTCGACGTCGATGCCCGCCAGGAGCAATTGCCGGTCGCCCGCGCGTACCAGGGCGTCCGGTTGGTTGCCGTACGACTTCTCGGTGTAATCGAAAATAGCGGCCCATGCCGTAACGCTGACCGGCAGCGGCGCAGGCTGGCCAGTGTCGGGCCCGTCGTCCAACGGCGCAGGCGTACGCGTGACCGTGGCCAGCGCCCCGAAGTCGGCCAGGATGGCGGCCGCCTCCTGTGCAGTCTCGACGTAGTCGAAGGCGCTCACGAGCGCACCAGCTTAACGGAGTAGGCCCCGGCAGGGCAGGTATAGGCCACGATGAGGCGGCCCGCGTCGAAATACTGCGGAATGGCCCCGGCCTGCCCGTAGCTGCCCTCGTTATCGAACTCGCGTTCGATAGGGCCGACCTTGACGCGCTTAACGAGCTGGGAGCCGTCAGGCAGCAGCGGGCGCGCGTTGGCCTTCGTGGCCAGCAGGGCGCAGCAATCCTTGACCGGCTGCGGCACGACGTTGTCGGCGACGTCCTGCTGCGCCGTGGTGCCCTCGTAGAGCACGACGCCGGAGCGCGGCCAATCGAGCGCCTGGCCAGCGACGGCCCGCGCGCCTTTCCAGATTGGCCCGTAGGCCCCGAGCATGTAGGTTGTTGCCTGGCGCAGCAAGACCTCGAGGCGCGCATCGGGCAGCGCCGCAATGCTGTCTTTGCCTTGCTTCGTGCAGTAGGTCTTGAGCTCGTCGACGGAGATATAGCTCTCCGCATCCGGCAGGCCGGTACCGTCCTCTACGATGATGGTCATGGGCGTTCTTCCCAGCGTGCGCGCATGATGCCGCTCGCTACAGCGTTGGTGCGGTTGGTCAACTTGAGATAAATGTCGCCTGCGGGCAGGCCGCGCTCCCCGGCCACGGCTGCATCTTGCGTCGACGATTGGTTGCTGTTGCCGACCGTTTTCGTCGAGATGATGTCGAGCTTCGTGCCGCCCGTAAAGGAGGCAGCGGGCGAGGCCTGGCTCGTCTTGAGCGCGAGCTGCGCCGCGTAGTAGTTGCCCGACTCGTCTTTCGGCCGCGCCAGCATGCGGTTTGCGCCGATGACCGGCAGCGCGACGCTAAAGCTCGACGGGTTCGTGACCGTTACGTCGGAGGCATACGCCTCGAGCGCCACGTCGCCGACGTCGATTTGTATGCCGAGGCCATCGAGAATAAAGTCGATGGGGCTCGAGACCTTGAAGTATTTAATCTCGTTGGCCGCGAGCGAAAATTCGTAGAAGGTGCGGAACTCGCGCCCGGCAAAAAAGCCGGTGCTGCCGACGTCGACGCGAATGCGCCGCGACTGACCGTTTTTATCGGTCAGGAGGTCATCGGGGTAGCCCCCATTGTCACGAGTGCCGAGCGTCATAGTTCCGCCCCTTCCTTACTTGGCTTGCTTGCCGGTGCCTGCGCCCTGCATCGCCTTGTTGGCGGCTTCGAGGGCGGCCTGCGCTTCCGGCGACAGAGATGCGGCGGCTTTGGCTTGCGCCACGGCTGCGGCCTGCTGCTCCGGCGACAGCTCGCGGAACTGCGCCAGGATGGTTTGCTGCATCAGGCGCTCATCGGCGGTCAGCGGCTTGTACTCCGGCTTGATGGTGACGGTCGGGGTTTGATCTTCCGGCAGCGCGTTCGAGCGGTCAGCGGTCACGTTGGCGTCGATGATGCGCGCGCCAGCTTTGCGGGCCAGCGCTTTTACGTCCTCGACGTACTGGTAGAACGGGCCCGCCAGGTACCAGATAGGCATTTTGCGCGACGGGTCGACCGGCTTCTGTTCGGTGGTTTGCATAGTGTTTTCTCCAAGAGTTGCGGGAAGCCCCCGGCCGAAGCCGAGGGCGGGCAGGGATTACAGGTCAGCGTTACCGATGGTAATAACGCCTGCGGTGTGCTTGTCGTCGCTGACAACCTTGTCCCAATTGGTGCCGGTAGCGATTTCGGCATCGATTGGCGACTTGCCGCCGTTGGTCTCGTCCCAGGCGTAGCCTTGCAGCTTGACGCCGAAATCGTAGTCGGCCTGGAAGGTGCGCTCGATACGAGTGTTGCCGTTCGTGGTCTCGATGTTGGTCAGCAGGTTGCCGCCGTCATAGATGATCGCCGCGCCCTGAGCCAGAGACAGTACGCGGTCTTTGTTCGGCGTGCCTGCGGTGTACAGCGCTGGCGCGTCGGTGATGACGGTTGCTTTGCCCAGGATATCCACGACCAGCACGCCCGCCGCTTGGAACAGGTTTGCTTGATTTTGCAGGTTTTTGTCGACCAGATTGTGATAGGTCTGACCGCGCATAACCTGCGCTACCAGGCGTGGCGAGTTGTCGCCGAATTTGGCGTGAGCCGCATTCATGGCGCGGAAGGTGATACCGGCCGTACCGCTGACGTCGTTGGTCACGTTGGCGTTATTGGAGATTGCAGCGACCAGGGCCGCGATAGCGGTATTCAGTTGGTCTTGCAAAATCAGGTCGGCCAGTTGCGACGAGATTACCTCGATGCCTTCGGCGGTCGGCTTTTCCAGCCAAGACATTTGCGCAGGCTCGAACAGGACAGGGCCGAAGCCGCCCGCGACCTTGACGCCGCTGTCTTTGGTCTGTTGCAGGTTGGTCGGCGTGACCGCTGCAATCGCCGCATAGCGGTCGACGCGACGACGAGCCGATGCCAGCGAGTTATAGAAACTCGATTGCAGGAAGTCGCCGACGAAGCCGTCAGCGGTCAGGACGATGGTACCGCGCGAGGCGGCGTTGAATTTCTGGATTTGTTGCGCCAGCGTTTCGATAATCGCGGGCATAAAGAACTCGTTAAAGTTCACCATCAGAGCTTGCGTCATGGTAAAGACCTTTCGTTATTGCGATGCGAGCTTGTCGCCGAATCGAGCATTGATAGCCGCGATGCGCTCGTCGCGCGTGCCGCCAAAATTGCCCGCCTGTTTGTGCTGCTGTTGCTGGCTTCCCGGTGCGCCGCCGCCGCCATTGGCGGTAGCGGTCACGAAGTTTTTGCCGTCGTCAGTGCTCGACCATTCCTTGACGAAATCGGCCAGCGCTTTACCGCCAACCGTGGCCGTACGGTTGTCGCCGTCGACCGCAATCTCGATTTTGGACGTCGAGCGAATCAGCGCGGCCGCCGCCTTTGCATGCGCGGGGTTGGTCACGCCGTTGGCCGTCAGCGCTGCCGACAGGCCGTTGTCGATGAGCAGGCGCTCCGTGTAAGCACGTTCGCTTGCCAGGGTAGAGCCGTTTTCCTCGGCCGCTTTTTGCGCCGCTTTCAGGTCTTTGCTTGCCTTCGCAAGCTCGGTACTTAGGCGGGCGTTTTCGGTTTCGAGGCGTTCCATTTCGGCCGAGTTATCCGATTCCTTGCCGCTCTTGGCCTTGCGCAGCTCGGCCAGCAGCTCACGATTTTTGTTCGTGAGCCTCTCGACTGCCGCGTCGACGGCCTCGGCGAGAGCCGCTTTGGTGTCGGCGTCCTCCGGGTCGTAGGCGTAGCAACGGGCCTGCATCAGCATTGCGCCGAGCAGGGAGGAAAAGGAAAGACTCATACGTTTATGGAACATGGTTTTATCCCTCAGGGAAGTTGGCGGCGCTGCCGCAAAATCTAAGTCTTAGGCGCTGCCCTCGACGTTTCCCGCATTCTATATCATAAATTTGCAACACTCGAGAAATAGCGCTTGACGGGGGTTGAATAATTCAACTACCCTTGAGGCTCTGAACAAATTACAGGAGCCCATCATGCGTAGCCGTACCGAAATCCTCGCCTCTATCCTCTCCGCTGAGCATCATCTCCGTTGGGCCTCGGGCAATGCCGCCGCGATGCGCTTCAAGGCCTCGCTACCTGGCGTGAACGAGGCCGAGGTCGCCCATTTGCAGGAAAGCGCGAAATGGTTCGAGCAGCAGGCCGAAAGCGCCAAAACTCAAATTTGCCTGTTGAACGACGCGCTGCTCTTGCTGGCCTAAATTCAAACCAGGGCGGCCACGGGTCGCCCGCAACTACGGGAGAATTACAAATGTCCAAAATCCATACGCCTGCACGCCTGCGCCGCTCGCTGGTCGGCCGCACCATCTCAGCCGTGTTCGAGGAGCACTACGACGCGGTCGACGAGCAGCCAGGCTACGCGAACGGTTTCGAGCTGCATCTCGACGACGGCTCTATCGCGTGCTTCGGCGGCACGTCTAGCGAGCAGGTCGGCTTGAGCTTCAAGCCCGCGCCGGTAATGAAGTCGATTTCGAGCCGTGCGGCGCGCGGCGAGTATTTCATCGTCGGCAATCCGCATAACCTCGACGACTTCCAGATTTACGCGCTGACGACCGGCGGCCGGGCATCGCATACGCCGCTGTTCAAGGCGGCCGACCTGCCCCTCATGCAGCAGATTGTCGACGCGCTCAACGATGCGTACTGCGCGGGCATCCTGCAAGGCAACCGCACGCGCGAGGAGCCGCGCTAATGGGCCTGCTGCTCTGGCTGGCCATCGTGGGCGTGCTCATCGCTGGCGGCCGGTCGTCCATCCTCTATATCTTGATCCGGCTATTTTTCGGTCGGAAATAAAGATATTGACGGCGGCGTCATATTGCTTTTATGATTTGGTTTCCCGTATGCCGGGGCGGTCACAGTACCCCGGCTTTTATTTATGGAGCTTCAAATATGAAAAAGATTTTCGCATCCCTGGCCGCTGTAGCCCTGCTGTCCGTTGGTCTGATTGCCTGCGGTGGCGGTAACGCTAATGCTGCGC